CGCAGGTCGTGGCAAATCTGGCCGTCTCTTTCATATTTACGGCTTACCCAGGGCCTTACGCCTTCCTTGCGCCAATCTAATTTTCTGAATTTAGAGCCTATAATATACATATGATAACAAGAAGGGGGAGCTCGCGCCCCCCCATTTACTACTATGCGCTGGTGATATGGATTATACGCTCAAGACCATTTCCGTCTGCCGCATAATCAGCAACTCTATCCCAGATTTTAGCATAGCCAATAAGGGCCAGCCACATCAGATAGCGGAAGCGTCCTGCTTCCTCCTCGTAGTAGCGTAACTCCTCTGGCAATGCCATTGCCTCAGCAACCGCTTCGTCTCCAAACAGAAATCCCTCGCCAAGAGCAGAGCCTCCCGCGGTGGTATCTGCTATTGTATTGTCCTCTATAAAGCGTGTGCCGTAATACTTACCTACCTCATCCTTAAAACGGAACTCTGGGTCGGCATACTGCGCAACGGCCTGTAACTCATCATAGATGTCGGAAATCATATTTGTCGCACCTATGCAGATATACATTGTTCCTATTTTGGGGATTTTGTAGGTTTTTGCCTTATCAATAATCCCCCTGATGTTAGCTAATGTATAATAAGTAGCAGCGCTTGTCGCAGTCGCCGTGCCTGTCGTGGTAAAGTTGATATGCGCTTTGCCGGTGTTAGTGCATACTGCCTTAAACTTTGTCGTTGCAAGTGCTGTATAAACAGCAAGGTCTAAGACATATGCCTGGTCATCCATCAGGCCTTTACCGTATTCCGACTTCAGGCTGAACATGGCAAGAGTATCCGACTTTAAAGAGTAGGATACTTTATTGCCATATTCGCTTACCGAGGCCGTGCCTTTGGTGATTTTAATTGCTTGCGGCTGGATGGTAGAGGTTTCCGCCACGGTTGTCCCCGCAGTAGCAATCCTCATCCTTTTAGCAAAGGTTATCACATCTCCTGCACCTTTGCCGAGAGCGTCCTTTTTGTCCACGAATTGCCTGTAGACAAAATTGCCGACATTTTGCGCCCTCATTGTTGCCGACAGCTTCTGGTTAGCCAGATAACTGCCGTATGTTACCCAACTGTTAATAGGGTCTGGCATTTTATGTCCTTACATTGGTAAACTTCCTGTTTCTTTGCTCGTTTGCCTCCTCCAACTCCTCAAGCGGTGATTTTTCCTTTGGAGGCGTCGGAGGCACGGGAGGTTGGTTCGCTCCTCCTGCTTCCGCTCTTGCCCCTTCAGGCAGAGGAGGCATAGCATTTTTCTTTTTTGCGTAACTTTCCAATTTGCCTTTTACATATTGTGTCGCCGCAGTAACCGCTTCCTCCGCGGTCCTGTATTTACCCGTAGTTGCGAGCATATTGGCCTTGGCCATAACATCATCCACCAACTCATCGTCAAGGTCGGGATTAGCGGACCTAACGCCCATCCTTAGCTTGTCAATGATTGTTTGTTGGGAGATTACGGCCGTTGCCTGTGCTACTGCGTCCTGCGCTACTTTTTTGTCTCTTTCGGACAGCAAAGACGCCATCTCGGCATCGGCCCCGTCAGGGTCATAAGCCCTGCGTTCATTGATTTGGCGGATACGCTCTTTAAGGTCAGTATCAGTAACCTCTTTCGCCTTCGCCTCATCAATCTGCCTCTGCCTTGCCGCAATGGTAGCGTTGGTATTCTCCAAATCCGCTATCCTTGCGTCCCGCTCTTTCATCTCCTGAGCATATTTCTCCTGGAGTTCTTTGTTTTGCTTCTGCAACTCCTCTACAGAAGGGCCCTGATTGGCCGGTGGCGGCGTTGTCGGCTCTCCACCCTCAGGCGGATTGCCTTCAATGCCGGTCGGTTTTATCTCGTCAGCCATTACTACCTCCTTGTTATTGCCTGTCGGCAGGTATTATCCCCCTTCAGGCGTTTGGTTTTTTAAATATCTATCGGTATATTTCTTCCGTGCCGTCTCCCCGAATTGTAACTCCTGTGATATATCGTTCATTATCTCAACAATGGCGTTTATCGCCCCTCTTGCTTCGGGGTTTTCCTTCCTTAAGAGGTCATTCATGCAATCGTCATATTTCGCCTGGATAATCTCCTGGATGTCCTTCCAACCGTTAGTGCCGAGTGTCTGCTCAATCCGGCTTGCCCTTAAAGCGTCTTTAGCCAATTTTTCTTTCTGCGTTTGTTTTGGCATTAGTAAAATCCTTTGTCTTGGTTATCTCATTAAGAAACTTCTGGACATCCTCGGACACAATCAGCGGATGGGTATATTTATCGCACATCTCGCCCCCACCCGCCCAGTGCATTGCCTTGACTTGCCTATCACCGATAAATAATCCTTTATGCCTTATCTTTAATTTATCCCATTGCTCGCGGCTTGTTTCGTTGTAATAAGGCGCAGTATCGCCTTTATCCACGATTAACTGCTTATATTTTCCACAGGTAGCCAGATAATTCATTATATCCTGCTCAAGATAGCCGAAATTCATCTTGCTTATAAACTCGTGGTCATAGGTCAACTTAAACCATTCCTCGGCAAATTCCTTGCTTCTTACCGCAGTAACACCCAGATTGCAGTAATCAGGATATTTCTGATAATCTATTCCACCTACGCCAGGACAATTCAAAGAACAGGCTACATCATAATCACCATCCAAAAACTCATCCAGCCGTCCCGTTATCACTACATCCGCATCCAGCTTTATAACTACTTCGTATTTATCCTTCAGATAATTCAGGTATCTGATATTCAATGTCGTAAAGTGCGCCCCGATTATAGGTATCTTCACATCCCCAAAAATCTCTTTTTCATCAAAAGGCGTTATGATGTTGAAGGGCACTCCTGGATGGAAATGCTCAAATGAGTTTTTGACCCGCTCCCCAAAATAATACGCCAGGTCGTCAGAGGCATAAGTATAGGCGATTGCTTTTTCCATTATTTATAATTTTTCGCTTTCTTGTCCCTGTTATCCGCTGGATGGACACCAGTAATTATCCCTTTGTTAGCAGAGGCATAAAAGACTTGCTCACCCTTCTTCTTGCCATATTGTTTCTTCATTGACTTCATAATCTTTTTCCCTTTTTTCGTTAAAGGCATTATACCCCTCCTGCCATTGTTGGCGGTTGTCCCATACCCTGTCCCGAATATAACTGATTCATAATTTGTTTGATTTCCTCATCTGATTTTATCAAATCGGCATAATCCCCGATTTCTGCCGCCTGCAAAGTCCGTTTGTATATCTCATCAACTTTAGAGATAATCATCAACTGCGGGACCTTAGTAACCGTAAGCAGTAATTCTTTTAACTTCTGCAAGGTCTCAATGGACTTGGTAAACTGCGTCATCCCTACGGCCTTAAAATCATAGGCCATATCCCCTGCCTGCGATATTGCGTTGAAATCGAGCTTAGAGACTTGCTGCTTCGTCTTTATCGGCTGCCCAGTCATCGGGTCAATCCCTGCTTGGATGTCAATTTCCTTAAACCCCAGAATCCTATCAATCAATCCTTGGCTAAAGAATTTCGGATTGAATAATACTTTGAACATTGCCTTTAAAAGTGGTTCAATATAATCCCGTTCAATGAAGCGTCCTATTTTTAAGAAGCGGTTGTCTATCATTGCCAGTTTTGCCTGATACTGGCCTAGGGTTTCATTTGCACCGCCTGCCAGCTCCGGTGCACCCTGCACCTGCCTCAATACCCCGCTTGCCTCCTGGTCAAACTGGTCTAACACACCAAGGCCCCTGATTATCTCTCCCAATGCCGAGATTCCCTGTCTGCTAAGCATAACTGCCTGCCTGGGGTCGCCTTTTACCAGCCAGGTTGCCATAGGCTTATATTCTATCGAGGCAGGGTCTTTAATCTTGGTAGCGTCCACAATTGCAATGTCCATTGAGCAGAGTTTTAATGAGTCAAATCCCAAGTTAATCATTGAGTTAGTCAAATCTTGCAAATCAAGGGTATTCTCACAGAAACCTAATCCGTAAGTATCATATCCTCTTGGCTTAATACGGCAAGGGAAGAACGGGATAAATCCGTATTCATTATCCACCTCACGGATTTTTACTTTATCATTGACCACCACTACGATTTTATCTTTAGTGCGGAATTGCTTAATTGTCTTATCTCC